ATACTTTAATGTTACTTTACCAGAAGATAGAGGATTATCTGATGGGTACACTTTACCCTCAGAAGGTAGGTCAATAACTTCCGTTGGGAAGTCAAATTGTTTTTCACTCATAACTTTTATTGTTTAATTGTGTATATAAATATATAAAAATAAAAAAGTCAAAAAAAAAGGAGATATTCTTACGAAAAGAATTTCTCCTTATTAATAGTAGTGGATTAAATTTTTAGTATTCTAATATTGCGTAATCGTATGCTAAAGTTAACGAAATATCAGCAGGGTCATTAGATGAAAAATCTAAATCATTGAAGTTTGCAGCAGTTATAAATGCTCCCTTTAACTTCCATTGTTCGATTTTATCTCCAACAGGTCCTAACATATAGAAATCAATATCCTTTTTGTAGAAATCTGCATATCCTTTTCTACCAGTAATTGATTCATACCCTAATCTTACCCATTCCATCACTTGTTGTGCTCCACTTGGAACAATTGGGTCATATAGAGTAATCTCTAAGTCTTGCCATTCACCTTTACCTTGTAATTTTCTGTATGTGTTGATATGGTCTAACTTCACAGTTTCAAAGTTGATAGATGGTCTGTTAGCTGTTTTTATCAAGTAAGATTGAATTCCATCAATCTCCATGATATATCTGTTCTTCATCTTCGGTTCGAAGTTGGTAAAGAACATTTCGTTAAATTCTAATACTTCTGCCATTTTTTTATTTTCTCCTTTATACTAATAAATATTAGTTATTCACTTTTTTATTTTATGCTGAGAAAGATGCTCCAGTTGGTAAGATGTTGAAATCAATTACAATGAATTCAGCGGTCTTAGCAGGTTGTAGGAAAATCTGTCCAGCTAATATGTTTCTATCAACAACATCAGGTGTGTTGTTAGTCTCATCCATAACTACTTTGAACGCGTACAATCCTTGTCTTTGTTGGATACCCTCTAAATAAGGTTGTACGGTGTTTATAAATCTACCTCTTGTTTGTGCTGTATTTTGTTCGAATACTAAGTATCTCGAAGTACTTGCTACAAACTTCTTAACACCAATCAATAATCTTCTTACGTTGATTCTATCTAATGCTGATGCTTTGTCTTGTAGAGTTTTTTGTCCAAATGCTACAATACCTTGTCCAGGGAATGATGCGATTGGATTTACTTTGTTTTCATATAGTGTATCTCTTTCAGAGTGAGTCAGTCTATTCAATACCGATGCTGCACCTGTAATTCCACCTCTATTCAAACCTGCTGGAGCAAACCACTCTGCTGCGATAGCATCGTTTGCTGCGTAAACTGCTGGTAGTAATACTGAAGGTGGTACACTTACTAACTTGTTAGTGTTAGTGTCTACTGTTTTAACCCAAGGATAGTAAGTTCCAACATAGTTAGAGTCTACTGCGTTTGCTTGAGTTGTAATATCGTTTATAGTTGCGTCTGCTTTACCAAAGTCTGAAATATAAAATGCGTCAGACCTTGCCTCAACAATATCAATTGCTTTAGTTACTACTGATGGGTGTAATTGTCTAATAACACCAGGTGTTACTAACATATTGATATCGTATTCATCTTGGTTAGAAATTGCATTTAATGCCTTAGTATAAGCAACTGAACCACTTGCGGTTGAAGATGATAAATCTAAACCTTGTGAGTTTCCAGATGTAATATCACTTCCATATTTTTTACTGATTGCTGGAGAACCTCCATCAAATCCACCTTGGAATCCAATTGAGAATTGTCTTTTCACCATATCAGATGAATTTGAACCACTCATTACATAATCAACACCAATTACATTACCATCGAATGCAAATGCAGTGTTTGAACCAGTTTGTGCTCCATTTGGAATTGGATTTAAGTAGTGTCCATTATCATATTTTACACCAGTAGTTTCAAAATCGAAACCAGAGTAATTGATAGGTGAACCTGCTGTGTTACCAAGTGAACCAGATTTGAATACTACTGCTGGTACCCAAAGTGATTGTGCATCAGTTGTAGTTTTAATAGGGTTAGTATATGCTCCATGTGCGAATGGTGCTGCCGATACTGGATATAATCCTTGTTCTTTAACTTCTACTCTAATGTATTTTGAGTTATTTACCCAATCACCATATTCAGTAATTTTACCATTAGAATCAATAGTCATAAATCTATCACCGATTCTTCTTGCGATAAAGTTAGGTGATGCGGGGTCTAAGTTTACGTTATTATATGTTTCTAATACTGACTTTCTTTTATCGGTATCGGAAAAACCTCTTACAGTTACAGTGAATGTAGAATAATCAGTTCCACCATCTTCACCTGCTGCTTTTACATTGGAAATTGAAATCTTAAATCTTTTGTTTTCGTTGTTACCATATCCAAGTGTATGGAATCTGAATAAGTCTTTTCTCTCACCAGATATAAGTTGTGATTGGATGTATGGAGTATTTGCGACTGATGCTCCTGTTGTTGATACACTATCACTTAAAGTTCCTCCATTAAATTCTTGAGTTGGTAATGCGATTGCATTTATTGCTTCACCTCCTGCTACTTCTAAATCAACATTTGATGCTGCGTTCTTAAAGAATGCATAAGTATATCCATCTTTAGAACCTAAAGGTGATGTACCAAATACATCAGTAATATCATTTGCTGCTGATTCTAAAATAGATGAAGATACTTCACCAATTCCACTACCACTTACTACAAATGAACCAGATGTAGTTATTGATGGTGATACTGTAAATGTACCAAATCCAACTTCTTCATCTCCGTTTTCAGTAGAATGTAATATACCTACTATTTTTTTAGTAGTATTATCAGAACCAGATGCTAGTAAACCAACTGGTGTTGACTGATTATAACCTCCCTCGTTCATTACTCTTACAACAGTTACAACTCCTGCCTCTCTTAGGTAGTTTTGTACTGCATATTCAGTATAGTAAGTCCCATCGGGTGTTCCAAAAATATTTTCAAACTCACTTTGAGTTCGAATTATTGTAGGTACGAATGCAGGTCCTTGTTTGAAAGGTCCTACGATTGCTGCTCCTATTTCTCCAATGCCCTGTGCTAAGAAAGAGAGGTCATTCTCTCTTGTAAAAACACCAGGTGATACGATTCTTTCTGCCATGTTATTATTTCTCCAAGTAAATTATTATTTGACTAATATCAAATTACACATATAAATATAAAGAAAATCCTCAAAAGGTAATTTCAATTATTTATCCATCTATAACATTACCGTCACCAAAACTCTCTTCTAATTTTGCTTTTAATAAAGGATAAGCAAAGTCATAGATACTAATACCTGATATTGGATTTGTTGAAATTAAATCAGTTGTATAATCCTCACTACCAGTAATTGTTTGATTTTTGTAATCAATATTTGATTGTGTAATCTCAGTACCAGGATTTGAAGGGTCTGGTACCATAACATCCACCGATTCCGATACTAAGTATGTTCTTGAAAAGTCTCTTGTTCTTGTAATTGATTCAGTAACAGCAAATTTATATATTTCTGCTATATTGTCATTTTTTGCTTTTAATTCTTCGTTTGCAGCATCAGGTCTATTATCATCATATTCTTCATATGATGCACTTACTGCTGAACCTGAATTCATATATAATGTAGGAAATACTCTTAGATATCCTAAATTTTTTCTAAACTCAAATGATTCTATACGAATATATGCTTCATCAGTGATACCTTTAGATGTTCCGATTGATGTATTAATTATTAATGCCATTTTTTTGTCTTTACTCCTTATAAATATATATTAGTTTTTTCAAAACACAAATTAAAGTGTTATTTCTATTCTTCCCAAGGAAATGAACCACTTTCGATTCGTACTTCATTCCATTGTCTTTGTTCTTCTAACATACTCTCGATTCTTTCATCAATATGTTCTGCATAACCCTCACTACCAGAAATTTCTGCAAAAACCCAATCTAAAATTTCATTTTGTGTTAAGTCATTATATGAGGTATACGCATCTGGATTGTATGTTTCAGAAATTGTAAATGGTGTTGCTCCTTCAAATGTTGCAGAGATATTATCTCCATCTTGGTTTTGAAAAGAATCATCTATTCCAGTTTTATACCAATAAGTTTGAAAAACGTAGTCATTAACAGTTTCTTGAGAACCAGAATACATTGTTTGTTTATCTGCTTTTCTTAAACTTTTTAATCTCCAACTATAAGTTACAGCCATTTTTTATTTATTAATTAATTTATTAACCATATCCTTTAATTCAGATACTTCTTTAGATAAATATTCTATTTTTTCATTTTGTGATTTTACTATACTATTTTGTTCCTTAATACCCTCAACTAGTAATGGTACTAACTTATCATAGTCAATAGTTAAATAATTTTCACCTGATTTAGACCCTATTGGATTTCCATCTTCATCAAACTTAGTATCAAATGGAGCAAGATGTACAATTTCTGGTAAAATTGCTTGTACTTCTTGTGCCGATAAACCAAGTTGTTTTTCTTCTTTAGTATATCCAACCGATTTTGCTAAATCATTGTTGGTATAGTAGAATCCATTTAGTGATAAAATTTTATCTAATGGATTTTCAATATTACCAACTTTATCTTTTAACCTTTCATCAGAATAGTATGCAATTACATTGTCTTGAGCATAAACCCAACCGTATGCGTATAGATAATTTGCATTAATTCTATACATTCTTGAAGTAGAGTTTGCATTTACATAATAACCAGTATTGTTTCTATCATATATAATGTTTGGTCTAAA